CTTTTCTTCACGCAAATCGCCCTTTTCCGGGTCAAATCCATCGAAAGGAGGAGAAAAATGGGCGGAAGACCGAAAAAAATCGTCGAATTAAGCACAAAACATCGTTCTAAAGCTGAAAATGACCGGCGGGAGTACGAACAGTCTCTCATCACCTCCTCCGGGACTGACCTTGATGACGTCAGGGCTTCCCAGTTCGTGAACACCACCGCCGGTAAGGAGTACCGGCGTGTGTTGAAACGGCTCCGGGAAGAGACGGGCGTGATCGGAAACCTCAACAAGAGCGATCTGATCAATTACGCGAACAGCTACGGGAGATACATGGACCTTGTAAAGGAGTGCCGGAAGAAATCGTTCACCTATCTGATCGACACAGAGAACGGCCCGAAGCCGAACCCGATCATCCGGATGATGGACGAAGCCAGGAGGGATATGGCGGAAAGCTCCAGGCGGCTCGGAATGACTCTTGACGGCCAGCTGAAGGCCGCAAAGGCCAAAGCTGATAAGGAAGAGGCTGAGATGGAGGCGGTCTTCGGAGTGATATGACCAACAGGGACGAGATTCGGCAGTACTGCGAGCAGTGCATTGACGGGACAATCTCTTCCGGACAGAAACATAAATGGGCATGTATGCGTTTCTTGAGCGATCTGGAACGTATTGGCACGCCGGATTTCCCGTATATCTGGGATGAAGTAAGGGCAGACAGGATCGTGAAGTGGTTCGCCATGCTGAAACACAGCAAAGGACCGCTTGCAGGGACTCCCATCGTGCTTACACCGTGGCAGAAGTTCCGGGAATGCCAGATATACGGATGGATCCACCGGGAGACCGGCAGGAGGCGCTTCCGGAAGGCATTCACGGAAGTCGCCAGGAAGAACGCAAAAAGCCAGATGGAAGCCGGAGAGGCATTGTATGAACTTTCGGTAACTGCAGTCCAGAACAATGAGGTAAATGAGATCTACACCGCGGGCGTCAAGCGCGACCAGTCGAAGATCGTCTTCAATGAGTGCGACTTGATGACCCGCGGCACTCTCCTCCGGACGAAATTCCGGTTCAAAAGGGATCAGATCGAGCATCTTAAGACCGGCTCGTTTATGAAACCGTTGTCAAAGGAAGACGGTAAGAGCGGTGATGGTACGAACCCGGCGATGCTGATCATTGATGAGTACCATCAGCATCCCACTACGGACTTCTACGATCTGGCGCTTGGTTCCAATACAAAGGAGCCGCTGACGTCGATCATCACGACAGCTGGGAAAGATCTGACCTATCCATGTTTCACTCAGGAATATGAGTACTGTTCAAAACTTCTGGATCCGAATGTGGACATTCGGAACGATGAGTATTTCGTGGATATATGCGAGGCTGATCCGGGTGATGATGTCGGCGCGCTGGATACCTGGAAAAAGGCGAACCCAATCAGGGCATACTATCCGGAAGGCGTCCAGAAGATCCAGGAAGATTATGATGTGGCGCGGCAGATCCCGGAGAAGATGATCGCCTTCATGACGAAGATGCTTAACATCTGGGTGCAGGCAAAAGAAAACGGCTATATGGACATGGCGAAGTGGAAGGCCTGCGAGGTGAAGGAATGCCCGATCGATCTCACGGGCCGCCCCGTGTATGTCGGATTCGATATGTCTGCGAAGATAGACCTTACGTCAGTGGCGTTTATCGTGCCGTACCGCACCGATACACTAGACGATACCGGATCAAGGGTGGTCAATTATTATGTGTGGACACATAGCTTCATCCCGACGGCGGACAAGCTGCGCGAGCACATCATCAAGGATAAAGTGCCTTATGACGCATGGGAGCGGCTTGGATACTTAACGCTGACCAATACGCCAATTGTGGACCAGGCAGCCGTCATGAAATATGTGCTGGATGAGGTGGCAAAATACAGCCTCCGATTGGAGTGCCTGTGCTTTGACCCGGCCAACGCCAGCAAGCTCATGATGGACCTGTCAAATGAAGGTTATACCGTTGAGGAAGTATTTCAGTCACACAAAAGCCTGAACGAATCCACGCAGGGTTTCCGGGAGCAGGTATATGCCGGAAACGTGCAGTATATGCACAATCCGTTATTGAATTACGCAATGTCAAACGCTGTGATCCGTCAGAACAACGGCATGATAAAGATAGACAAGGACGCCTCAACGAAGCGCATCGACCCGGTCGACGCTGCGCTAGGGGCGTTTAAACTTGCCCTGTATCACGATTTTGATGCCGAAGACTTCGGCAGTTATGTAGATAAATTTCTTGATGAGTTAGGAGCATGATTATGGGATTTCTGAAGTGGCTGAAAAACCAAATATCCGCAGAGCCTGAGACGGTGGATCTGAATGACGCCAGGCTGCTGGAATGGCTCGGGATCGATCCGGAGAAGCCGGAAGCCATTTCGGAGACAACTTACTTCACCTGTCTGAAGGTGCTTTCGGAGACCATGGGGAAGCTTCCCCTGAGGTACCTCCGTGAGGATCCTCAGGGCGGGAGGGTGAGAGAACCTCCGACGCCTGCCGGTGCCCTTCTTATGACCCGCCCGAACAGCGCAATGACGCCGGCGGTCTTCTGGAGCACCGTCGAGGCGAACTGCGAGCACTACGGCAACAGCTACGTGTGGATCCAGGGTGCCTTCAAGCGGAAGCGCTACGGTGGCGATTACACGATCAAGGGTTTCTGGCCGATGCGTTCGGACTGTGTCACAGTTACCATGGACGACGCCGGTATCTTCGGTGAGGCAGGCCAGCTGTACTACAACTATTCTGATCCGCACACCGGTGCACAGATGGTCTTCAAACAGCATGAGGTCATGCACTTCAAGACCTGGTTGACGTGGGATGGAGTGATGGGCAAATCCGTGAGGGATATCCTCCGGACCTCGCTCATAGGGGCCGGACAGGCGCAGAAGTATCTGGAGAAACTCTACGAGAGCGGTCTTACCGCCTCTTCGGTCCTTCAGTACACCGGCGATCTGGACAACCAGAAGCGGACGAAACTGCAGAAAATGTACAACGACCTGCTGACCGGCGCGAAGAACGCCGGCAAGGTGGTGGCGCTGCCTGTCGGGATGACACTGCAGCCCATCGGGTACAAGCTGGCGGATGCGCAGTTCCTCGAACTCCGGAAGTACGGCGCCCTGCAGATCGCGGCCGCCTTCGGCATTAAGCCCAATCAGATCAACGACTATGAGAAGTCCAGCTATGCGAACAGCGAAGCGCAGCAGCTGGCCTTTTTAGTTGACACAATGCTGTACCGGATCACGGCCTACGAGCAGGAGATCAACTCCAAGTTGCTGTCGCGGCAGGAGATTGAGAAAGGGTGCTTTTTCAAGTTCAACGAAAAGGTACTGCTCCGGGCTGACAGCGCGGCGCAGATCAGTGCCATTACCACGGCAGTCCAGAACGGGATCTATACCCCGAACGAGGGCCGTCACTACCTCGATCTGCCCGGTAAAGAGGGTGGAGACCAGCTGATCGTAAACGGTAACTATGTACCGCTTACAGCAGTTGGAGCAGCCTATGGAATATCAGGGGAAGGAGGTAGCGGCAACGATGGTAATCAAGATTAACGGAGACATCATCAGCAATGACTGGAAGCCGGTTTACGACTTCTTCGAGATCGAGTCGACCTGCCCTGCTGATATCAGCGGCGCGATCAGTGCGCTTTCGGAAGGCGAAAAACTGGAAGTAAAGATCAATTCCGGCGGAGGCGATGCCATTGCTGGTCAGGAGATTTATACTCTGTTGCGCGAATGTCCGGATGTCGAGATCGAGATCCAGTCTATCGCGGCGTCTGCGGCGAGCATCATCGCCATGGCCGGCCACTGCTCGATCAGTCCGGTCGGGATGATCATGATTCACTGTGTGTCGACCGGTGCGTGGGGCAATCATAAAGCGCTGGAGAAGGAAGCAGACACGCTTCGCCAGTGGGATGCTGCGCTCGCGACGGCCTATTGTGAGAAGACCGGAAAGCCGAAGGACGAAGTGATCCGGATGATGGATAAAGAGACCTGGCTGACGGCTGATCGCGCACTTGAGCTCGGCTTTGTTGATGAGATCTCTGTGCCGGCTGAAGCGAAAGCGGCAGCGGTAGGCAACTTCCGTGTCACGCCTGACATGATGCGGCAGTACCAGGAAGCAATGAACGCCAAAGCGGAACGCGAGGCTGAGAAACAGAAACTTTTAAACGAACTTGCCAATTATGGCAGATAAGGAGAAGCCCTATGGATAAGAGACTGCAGGACATGCTGTCCAAGATCAACGAAAAGAAAGTACAGATCCAGAACGCCATCGAGGCGGACAAGCTGGAGGAAGCAAAAACCATGAAGGAGGAACTTGATATCATGCAGAACAAGTTTGACATGATGGAGGAAGTTATCGACGCCGCACCTGTGGCCGCTGTTAAGCCGGTCGGGACTGATGTGATCCACGAATTCGCGAACGCGGCAAGGAACCGCTTCAGGAACGCCATGAACGAAGGAACCGGCTCCGCAGGCGGCTATACCGTTCCGGCTGACATCCTCACCAGGATCAACAAGTACAAGGAGGCGAAGTTCTCCCTTAAGAAGCTGGTCCGTGTTGAGAATGTCACTACGAATACCGGCAAGAGAGTCTTCCAGGTGAAGACGGCTCACACCGGCTTCAGCTCTGTGAACGAAGGCGCGGCGATCGGTCAGAAGGCAACCCCTACATTCAGCCAGCTGTCTTATTCGATCGATAAGTATGCCGGAATCCTGCCGGTCACTGATGAGCTGCTCGCCGATTCCGATGCAAATATTTCTGAGGTTCTGATGAAGTGGCTCGCGGAAGAGGGCGTTGCGACTGAAAATGCTCAGATCATCAGCCTGATCGATCCCGGCAGCACCGGAACTAACATTGCTTCCGCACCGATCGACAAGATCAAGAACGCCCTGAATGTCACCCTTGGCCAGGCTTACGCAGAAGGCGCGGCCATTATCACCAATGACGATGGTTTCAACTACCTCGATACTCTGAAGGTCAACAATGGCTCTGCTGACACCAACGAGTATCTTCTGAAGCCGGCGAAGGACCAGACCGCACCGACTCCGTACACTCTGGCAGTTGGCGCCCGCAATGTGCCTGTCGTGGTTATTCCGAATGCTATTTTCCCGTCTACCGTTGTAGCTACTGGCGACAACGCAGGAACTTATATCCCGATGGTGGTTGGAGACCTTTATGAAGCCATCGCATACTTCGATCGTCAGAAGCTGACCATCAAGACCACCGACACCGCTTCCATCAACGCGCTGGACGGCAGCAACAACCCGATCATTATCTCCGCGTTCGAGTCTGATATGACCTTCTTCCGTGGTATCATGCGGCTGGATGTCGTGTCCAGAGACTCCGGTGCCATCGTGAAGCTCTGCGTAAAAAAATCCTGACCGTCGACGCTGACAGTGACGGCGTCTACTCGGAGGACGAGTTGAACGCGCAGCCTGTCCGGGTGCTCCAGGCGTTGGCGGAGGAGCTTAATTACGACACCACGGGCGAGACAAAAGAAGAGTTGGTAGCAGACATTCTTGACGGTCAGGCTGCCGCGATCGAGGCGGAGGCAGATGACGATGAGAGCGGACTGCTTACGCAGACCGAGCTTAACGCGCTGACGATCGCGAAGATCAAAGCGCTGGCAAAGGAAAAGGGATATACCATCACGCAGACCACTAAGGCAAACATCATCACGGAATTCCTCGCGGCCCAGACAGCGGCTGTAGAGGAGGCGGCAGATGCTGATGAGAGCGGCGACTATTCCCAGACTGAACTGGAAGCGCTGACTGTCGAGGCGATCCTGCTTATCGCGGAGGATAAAGGCTACACGATCACTGAGACCGAAAAGGCAGCCATTATCACTGAATTCCTCGCGGCCCAGGAAGAAGCGGCCTCTGATGATGACACTTGAATGACGGAGGCATCACATGACACTTGAAACGGCGGTAAGCTCAACATTGAGCGCAGTACAGGAGGCACATGCCCTTGACGGCGTCAAGAACTATCTGAGGATCGACGGGGATTATGACGATGCCGCCGTTTTCATGTGCCTGCAGGCGGCATGGCGGTATGTCGTCGAAGCTGTCGGGGAGATGGACGAGACGAATCCGACTGCCATGATGCTCTTGTATGCCATCACCCAGGATTTTTACGAGAACCGGGAGCTGATGCAGATGGACATCCAGCAGAGAAAGCGACAGCAGTACATGTACCAGTCCATTATCCTGCAGTTGCAGACCGGACTAATTCCTGACGAGGAGGGCTGAACATGGCTCAGTTCGTTAAAGGGATCAACCCCGGACGGCTCAACAAGAGGGTGAAGATCTTCGGGTATCAGAACGTGGAGACCCCTCTCGGGGCTGTCCGGTCTGAACTCGCGGAGATCGCGGAAGTCTGGGCGGAGATCCGTCCGACGCGGGGCAAGGAATTCCTGGAATATTACCGGGAAGAGAACGAGCTCCAGTTTAAGGTCACCATCCGGTATTATCCAGGACTGACGGAAAAACACGTCCTCGTGTTCAATGGCCGGCAGTTCGAGATCAATTCCATCATCAACCTGATGGAAGCCGGGGTGTACATGGAGATCTACTGCACCGAGTCGAAGGACACCGACGCGCCGGAGCATACGGAGCCGGAGGAGAACGATGGCGGGAGTTGAGTTCAAATTCATGGGATTGGATGAATTCCGCGAGGATCTCCAGAAGGTCGTGTCCAAGTACCCGGACAAGGCCGAGACGGAAGTCTACCACCTTGCGGGAGCCTGGACAAAGGACGTCAACGAGAAGCTCCGCGGTGCAGTAAAGCACCCGGACACCGGTAAAAGACCGCTTACAAAGAGCTGGAAGAGATCCAGATCCTTCGGTGGTATGGCCGGTGCCGAGATGGTGGCGGTCGAGATCACAAACACCGCGCCGCATTGGCATCTGATTGAGAACGGGCACAGGGTGCTCGCGGATCCGAATATGGCAGCGGCATTCCACAGCGGAAAACTGGACCGCAGTAAGCGGAAAGGACGCCGCAAGGGGAAGAGCCCGAAGCTGAAATATCTCGGAAACGCGAGGCCGAGACACTGCGCCCAGGATACCCGTGAAGAATGGGACAACGGCATCTTTTCCGGGCATATCGCAAAATTCATTGATAAAACGCTGAAGGAGGAAAACCTGTGAGATATACGGTCTCAGATGTTAAGAAGGCCTGCACCGGTGTCCTCCGGGCAGCATTCCCAAACATGCCTGTATATGATAACGACACTGTGGATGGCTACCAGAGGCCGTCCTTCTTCGTTGAGATCCTGAGCAGGGGACGGACATCAGAAAGTGCACGCGTCCAGCGGTTCAGCTTTGCTTATGTGATCACTTATTTCGAGGTAACGCACAGCGAGGCTGACTGTCTGGCGAAGTATGAGAGCATCTGCTCCGCTTTCATGCCGGCTGTCAGGGTTTTCCAGGGGCAGCGGACGCGGGTGAATGTCCGCAACGTCAGCTACTCCTGGATAGGAGAGAATCAGGACATGCTGCAGATCACGATCAACTTCCACGATGCGGTAGAACTGATCGCAGTGGCGGACGATACGGATCTTATGGAACACGTCAACATTAATTACACCGAAACGGAGGCATAAGCTATGGGCGCACCTAGCATTAACATTGCGTTTAAAGAGCAGGCCATCGCCGCAATCAACAAGGGCGACAAGGGCATCGTGGCGATGATCCTCTGCGGCGGAACGGCAGCTACTGCCGTAGTGACGCAGATCATTGACGCTGCCGATATCCCGGCAGGCTATTCCAGCACGAACAAGGGATACATCAACCAGGTACTGAAAGGCTACCAGCACCCGCCGAAGAAGATCATCGCCGTTCTGATCGAGGGAGATTCCGATATGGCGGATGATCTGGTCCTTGCTGAGGCTCAGCTGGAGAACTATGACTGGGACTACCTGATCATGCCGGAAGCGACCAGTACGGAAGCATCTGCACTGGCCACCTGGATCAAGTCCCAGAGAGATAACAAGTTTAAAAAATATAAGGCGATCCTGCCCAACACGACCGCTGACCATGAAGGCATTATCAACCTGATCGAAGGCTACAATGAAGGGTCGACCACCTACACGGCCGCAGAGGCGTGCTGCCGCATCGCCGGTATCATCGCAGGCACTCCGTGGTCCATGTCCTGCACTTACGCCCCGATCCCGGAGGCGACCGGAATCACCACCAGCCGTACCGCGGCTCAGACCGACACGGCAGTCGACGCCGGCCAGCTCTGCCTGATGTGGGACGGCGAAAAGGTGAAGATCGTCCGCGGCGTGAACAGCCTGACTACGACCAGCGATTCCAAGGGATCGAGCTATAAAAAGATCAAGCTGGTCGAGACGATGGATCTGATCCGCACCGACATCCGGAAGACGGCAGAAGACAACTATGTCGGAAAGTACAATAACTCTTACGACAACAAGTGCCTTCTGACCACTGCCGTCAACGGTTACTTCGACACTCTGGTCCGCGACGGCATCCTTGCGTCCGGCTACTGCGAGATCGATGTTCCGGCGCAGAGGAATTACATCAAGTCTCACGGCGGCACCTTTGTCCTTGACGGCGAGACCATCAACATCGAGGACGCTACCGAGCTCCAGATCAAGATGGCAAACACCGGCTCCCAGGTCTTCCTGCGCTGCACCATCTCCATGCTGGATGCCCTCGAAGACATCAACATCGATATCTACTTCTAAGGAGGAACGAATATGCAGGGATTTGCTGAGGAACAGGTCTGGCTGGGTAACTGGGGTCAGGTCTGGGTGGACGGCGAGCTGCTCGCTGAGTGCACGAAGTTCCGGGCGGAAGTCACCATCAATTATGACGATGTGACCATGCTCAGGACGCTGATGAACGGCAAGAAGGTGACAGGGATCTCCGGAGAGGGCGAGATCACTCTCCACAAGGTATCAGACTATGTCACAAACAAGATCTCCGGGGACATCCGCAGCGGGAGGATCCCGGACATCACAATCGAGTCTTCCGTGCTGGATCCGAACGGGATCGGCGAACAGAGGATCGCGGTAAAGCACGTCAAGTTCGAAAAGATCACCCTGGCTGACTGGGAGCACGGCTCTCTGGGTGAGGAGTCCTACTCCTTCACCTTCAGCGACTGGGAACTGAAGAACATGGCGCTGTAAACAACAGCAACTATACGCGCGGCTCCGGCATCAGCTGGGGCCGCTTTTCGCAGGGAGGCAAAAAATGAACACTGTAGATATTCTCATGAAACTGGATGCCGGGAAGCTTAAGGAAAAGCCGAAGGCACAGCTTGAAATCACAAGACTTTCCAAGGAGTCTGGTGAGCCGTTCGTGGTGGAGCTGGAAGCAGTCCCGGCACGGCGGTATGCGGATCTGATCGGCGATGTAATGGATAAGCACGGCAATATTGATGCTGCGAAGGGATACAAGGCGAACAAGCTGATCGTTCTTGCCGGAATGAAGGATCCGAGCATGAAGGACAAGACGCTGATGGAACACTTCGGCTGTTCAACGCCTGAGGAGCTTCTGGAGACCATCTTCAGCGGCGGCGAGATCAGCGCCATCGCGGAAAAGATCATTGAGATCTCCGGCATGTCCGGCAACGTGGTAAAAGAAGTAAAAAACTGATATACGCGGACAGTGATGTAACAAATGCCTACATCCTGTTCCGTGAGATGAATTGGAAACCATCGGACTACTATGATCTCCCGGAAGGCGAGCGCATAGTGGTCCGTTCCTTTTTAGAGAAACTTTTCGAGGAGAAAAAGGAAGAGGCCGAAAGAATCGAAAAGGTAACGAAGGGTCGTAAAAAATGAGCAGAGTAATTGACGCTATTCTCCGACTGAAAGATGAATTTACACAGCCCCTGGGGAAGTCCCTGGGAATGATGACGGAAGTCTCCAGACAGGGGGACCGCGCCAGGAAGAACCTTACAAAGTTCGGCAAGGGTATCTATGACGTCGGTAAAACGCTTACCACGTCAGTTACCCTGCCGCTCACCGGTCTTGCGGCTGTATCCTACAAGAACTTCGAGAGCGTAGACAAGCAGATGGCGCTGGTGAAAGCCACGATGGGCGACGCCAAGTTTGCAACTGCAGACCTCTCGAAGGCATTGAGCGACGCCATGGCGAACTCCATCTTCTCGATGAACGAAGGCGCCGGCGCCATGGTGAACTTCGCAAGGCAGGGCTTTGATGCCGCACAGGCGGCAGATATGCTGGTTCCTGCCCTTAACCTTGCGGCAGGTACTTCGACAGACCTTGACGCTGTCACGGCTGGGCTTGGTAATACGCTGAAGGCGTTCGGCGCGTCTTCCGAAGAAGCCACGCACTATGTGGATATGTTCACACAGGCACAGGCACAGGCAAATACCGATGTCAGCAGTCTGTTTGAAGCAATGTCCATTGCCGGACCGATCGCAAAGACAGTCGGATGGGATTTTGAGGATATAGCAACGCTTGTCGGTGCATTCGGTGATATGAGTATCGATGCATCCGAAGGAGCGAACGCTTTGAAGACAGGACTGTCCAGGCTGTCGGGTGGCAATACACAGGCAAACAAGGCAATGGCTGCGCTTGGCATAAGCCTGTACGACGGCGAAGGCCACATGAAGTCCATGGTGGACGTTATCGAGACCCTGCAAGGCTCATTTGGCGGTCTGACTGAACAGGAGCAGATGTACTACGCGTCCAAGCTGTTCGGTGCTAATCAGATGAGCAAGTGGCTGGCATTGATCAATGGCCCCACAGCAGACGCGCTTGGCAATATGCGCGACCAGATTACCGACGCCAGCGGGACCGCCAAGGCATCGGCTGACGCCCTCATGACGCCGCTGGAGAAGCTGTCCTCTACCTTCGATGTGTTCAAATATACGGTCGGGGATACCATCGCGGAAACCGTCGTGCCGTTCATTGAGAAAGCCACGGAGCTGGTGGACAAATTCCGCCAGATGAAACCGGCAGAACAGCAGCAGATCGTGAAGTTCGGAGCCATCGCGGCAGCGGCCGGCCCGGTACTGATGATCTTCGGCAAACTGTTTATCGGTATCGTAAAGCTGTTTGGTGCGCTTGGAAAAGTTAAGGCTGCGCTTGCAGGCGTCGCCCAGGCTGGCGGTCCGGTGAAAGCGGCACTTGCCGCGCTGGGGGCTCCGATCGGTGTTGTGATCGCGGCGATTGCCGGGATCGTGGCCATCGTTGGAACAGTGATCACTCATCTTGATATGTTCAAGGAGGCCGGCGGCAGGGTGATGGGCTATGTCGGTGCCGCGCTCAGCCATCTGCAGGAGGCATTCAGCGGATTTTCGGCAGCGGTCGAACCGATCGTCAGCAGAGTCAGCGACCTGCTTGCAGTCGTTCTTGTGGCAGCATTTGAAGGTGCAGGTGCGACCATCGCAATGGTGATCGATGCGGCCGCAGTCGTGATCGAAGGCTTTTCCACTATCGTTTCAGGAGCTGTTGGCATCATCACGGGCATCATACACGGAGACTGGACAGCCGCATGGGAAGCAGCCAAGTCAGTCGTGGAAGGAGTATTCCAGGTCCTCACCGGCATCGTGGAAGGATTCCTGTCACTCGTTGGTGGTATCGGGGCGGCAATCTCTGGTGCGATCAATGCGGCAAAGAGTCTCGGAGGCGGTGGCGTAGCCGCAGGCGGAAATGCATCAGGAACGAGTTTCTGGAAAGGCGGCGCGACATGGGTCGGAGAGAAAGGCCCGGAGCTGATCAATCTGCCGAGAGGCACTCAGATCTATCCGCATGAGGCTTCACTGAACAGGGCGGCAGACGCGGGGGTCGGCCCCATCGGCGCGTCGATGTCCGGATACAATTTCAGAAGACAGGAACCGCTCCGGCCTGATTGGGGGTCTGTTGGCTCCGTCCGGTCTTCGTCACCGGCAGCGGCAGCCGCGCCTCTCATTGAAAAGGAGCAGGGCGCGATCACTGCAAGCATCATGATCCCGAAGATCGCGGATCAGATTACGGTCAGGGAAGAGGCGGACATCGACAAGATTGGCGTCGCTATCGCCCGGAGCCTTGAGCGGTCGATGAGAAATCGCGGAAACTGGAGTTTTGCAGAAGCAATGTAAGGAGGCAGGGCTGTGGATATCTGGATTAAGGGTACAAGGCGGATCAGGATCCCGGTTCTGCCGTCAAGCTATAGTGTTTCATCTCAGGAAAACGACACCGTAGTGAACGTGATCGGACTGGGCGAAGTTGTTCTGCGAGGGCAGAGGTCTTTGCAGGAGGTATCGTTCTCCTCGTTCTTTCCGCGCCGGTATGACGCGAGTTACTGCCAGACCAGTTCTCTCAGGTCACCGCGGGAATACTGTGACATCATCGAGTCCATGAAGCGGTCCGGACCGGTGAAGCTGACGATCTCCGGGATACTGAACGGCAGATACCGGATCACGGTATTTACACACGGAGAGCCGGACGGTACGGGTGACATTGAGTACACCCTGACGCTCCGGGAATACAGGGCACCGTCAGCACAGCAGTCATCTGTGGTGGCGGCTTCTTCTGTAGAAACCTCCGGAGAAAAACCGATCACTGACACTCTGGCAGACAGCACAGACGCCACGGAAGGCGGCGAGACCCGCACCACAAAAATGGTCGCTTCTGCAAAGCAGTATGTCGTCAAGGCAGGGGACTGCGTGTCTTCTATTGCGCGGCGGCTCTACGGCGACAATAACTGGCAGCAGCTGTACGAGAAAAACAAAGACGTCATCGGGTCGAACCCGGTCGAACTAACTGAAGGGACATATCTGACGCCATGAAACTGATGCTGATCAAAGAGTCCGCTTCATATGACATCACGAACGCGGTCACCAGGATCGAATGGAGCGGATCAGCGTATGCTGCGGCGCGGCAGCTGTCGTTTGACTATATAAACGCACCGTTTGATAACTTTAAACTTCCGCAGGTATCGACCGGGGACTTCATCTCGTTCACGCCGGACAAGGAAGAGGTCTTCTATGGTCAGATCTTCGGGTCTGAGCGCAGCTCGGCGATTGGAACGATATCCTACACGGCTTATGACTGTATGAAGAACCTGCTTGAAAGCACCGGGCAGTATAACTTCAAGAACCTGCCTGCCGAGACCATTGCCCAGATGGTGTGCGCTGATGCCCAGATCCCGGTCAGATGGCTGTATCCCACCGGGATCAATATCGCTTCCATGCTCTGCGATGACATGAGCCTTTATGACATCATCATGGCGGCGTACACCAAAGCGCACCTGATCGACGGGAAAAAATACTTCCCGATGGTCTACAAACGCGGTTTCGCGGTATACAGCATGGAGTGGTCCGTCGCCGGCTTCGTCCTGTCGGATAATGTGAACCTGACAGAGACGTCCATCGTGGAAACGCTGGACAGCATCGTGAACAAGGTGAAGATCTACGGTCAGGACGGACAGCAGACAGGGGAGGTTGAGAACCCGGTCAGCACAAGCAAGTACGGTATCTACCAGGCGATCTACAAGGTCGAGGAGGGCGTGGATCCAAACCAGGCGGCGAACAATATGCTGAGCACGATGCCGAAGCAGGAGATCAAGATCAGCGCCCTTGGTGATATAAACTGCCTGTCCTGCTACTTTGTGACCGTATCGGACGCCGCGACTGGACTGGCCGGAAAGTACTGGATCTCTTCAGATTCGCATGTCTGGGAGAATGGTGCTTACACTATGGATCTGGATCTGAAGTTCGACGCGATCATGGAGACAGTGGAATCCAGCACCGAGACAGAAGAGGAGGGAAAGAAGTCATGAGCTGGTCTGATGAGATGGTAAATACGATCAGAAGCAGCCGCGCCAACGGTTCCTCCGGAGGAATAAAAGTGGCTGTCATGACCGGAGCAAACACTGTGAAGGTGGGCAATATGGATCTTCTTCCGCAGGATCTGTATATCCCGGACAGGCTTCTGGCAGCATCCTGTACAAAGGTCAGCGAGATCGCACCAGCCAACGGAGGCGCCTGTTCTGACAGGAGTTATTATTCAACAGCACTGAAGGCAGGTGACCTTGTCCTTGTCTGCCAGCTGTCGGACGATAAGTTTGCAATTCTTGAAAGGGTGGTGAAAGGAGCATGAGCATACTTCCGACTTTTCTGACACAGGAAGACATCCCGGATAACGCTGTTTCCGCCACCAGAAAGAGACCGAAGGAATATGGAATGAATTTCGCCACAGGACAGCTGACCGGCGAGATCGTCGAAGACCTGGAAGCCATCAAAGTCTGGGTATGGTGCTGTCTGCATTCCGAGCGGTATCGTTATCCGATCTATTCGTGGCAGTACGGTGTCGAATATGAGCAGTATTTCGGTGAGACACTGACAGCTGATTATCTCAACGGAGACTGCAAAACCGAAACGGAAGAAGCGCTGAAGGTAAATCCATGGATCATCGGGGTCACGAACTTCTCTGCCGAGATGGAGGGAAGCCGTCTGCACATTTCATTCACATTGGAGACTGACTTCGGTGAAGCGGAGGTAGATGAATATGTATGAGAATATGACCTATGCCGCCTTGCTGGCAGATGCCAAATCATATATCGGAGACGGCGTCCAGAAAGGCGAGGGCAGCCTGGTATTCAATGCACTGTCTGTCCTGGCATATGAACTGGAAAAGCTGTATATGCAGGCAAACTACATTTTAAATCAGACCTATGCCGATACAGCAGACTTTGAACATCTGCAGAAGATCGCGGCAAACCGGGCGATCTACCGGAAGGAAGCGACTGCGGCAAAGGTAAAGATCGCGGCGAATACAGCTGTTCCTGTCGGGGCGCGTTTCAGCCTGAAATCCTATAACTACAGCGTGACG